TCTGCTTACTCTTTTTATTCTCTGCGTTCTGTTTTCACAGGTCTGGACCGTGGGCAGAATGGACATTAAAGAAGCGCTGTTCGTTGCCGTGGTGGCTTACTTGGTGGCCAAAATCGGCATAGATGACGCCAAGAGAGTGTTTTTCTCGCTACGTGGCCTTTGGCGCCGCTTGCGCGATTTCGCGCTGTCTCTGCGGCTCCCGTGGCGCACGGTGGAAACGTGTGCGGTCTTTCCTAGTACCGTCGGCTTTTTCAGTCATCGCGACACTGACGACGAGAGCGGAGAAGTTCGCCATTATTACCGCTTTGCCAAGAATGAAGGCGGAAAGCTCATGCGACTGACGCCCAGCGGTGGCGTTGGTTTCGGGGAGAATTTTCAGATCACCTGGTCGTGGTCGCCCGTCGCTCAGGCGGGTTGTGGGGAGTCAGCCTTGCCTGGCGCTCGCTACACTAAGGTTCCTGACCAGTCCCTTTGGAAAGGCACTTTCAAAGTCATGACCACAGGTGGAGCGTATGACAGCATGGGGATTAATGTGTCCGGCTGCGCAGTTGTCGCTGGCCACGCACTTCGGAACCGTGAGTTCATCGTTCTCGCCGGAGGTAACACCATGACTTCTGGTGTTAAAGTTCCAGTCTCCCGCTTCGTGACTCCTAAGAATTACTTCGAAGGGAGCGCGACAGATTTCGGTGTGGCTCAACTCACTGGTAACGAGTGGGCAACTATCGGGGCCAAGTCTCTGAGTGCTAAGGACTTCGCTTCCGTCACACCAGGAGCGGTCGATCTGCAATTCGGCATTGGGGCCGAAGGGACGCTCCACACTTCGGAGGGGCGCATTCCTCAGCAAGTCAAGGCTGCTGAGAGTGCCGGCCTGATCCTCACAAAGGTTTCCTCGGAGAAGGGCGCCAGCGGAGGCGTTATCAGACGCTTCGTAGGCGGTGTCCCCAAGTACGTGGGTTTCCACGTCGCTAAACCCGGCGACAGGATGAGCAAACTCGAGGGCCAGTTTAACGTGGCCATCATTCCTGACATCATCTTTTCTTTCATGCGTGACGTCGGCCTTTACTATGACTCCGTCTACTCCGTCTTAAAGCGCGCGGCTGTGGGAGAGTCTTTGGACTACGACCACGACAACGTGCGCGACAGGCTGGAGGCGAAGGACTGTTTTGGTGACCATTACGGCGACGAGGAGATGTGGGAGCGAGCTCAAGACTCGATCATGCGCCAGGTGTACGGCGGCAGCGAGTATGACACGTACGACGGACGCCGTCGTCAGAGGGCCTGCGAGAGAGATGACGATGAATGGGGCGAGTGCGTTGGCGACGAAACTGCGCCTGTGGTTGAAGCACCTGCCGAGAACCCTCCTGGCCTCAACGCTGTGTCAGAGTGCGAATTTTTCGATTGCATGGTTAGCACGCCTGGTGAAAGCGTCGGAGGCATTGGAGCGGCTTTTTCCGCGTCCACCTTCGCCAAAGGTGTAGCCGTTGTCGCTGCGTGCGCCCCTTTGTTGTCCATCGATCTTGGCTTCGCCAAGCGTCAAGTGCTCAATTCGGATTTCTCGTTCGTTCAGAGCATAACAGACGCTGTCTCAACGCATGGCGTGACAGCCGTCCACGATTACGTGATGGCTTCTGACGCTTTTGCCACGTACCGCAGTTACATGGAAGTGGTTCAACCCGTCTGGGGTGACTACCCGGACAGCATGCCTGATGAGGACGGCCTCCCTTTCTTCGAGACAGTGGGGGAGTTTAGGATTGACGGCAGAAAGTCCGCGACAACACCCGACAGGAGAAAACCTAAGCGCCAGATTGCGGGCGTGGCCGCCGAACGCGCCACTGCTATAAGGGAACTGATAAAGGAACTAGGCTGTGATGACGCCGAATGGACCACGCCTGACAACACGAGGGCCAACATTAGTGCGTCGATGCGCGCGCACGCCGTGCGCGCCAGTGTCAAGCCACCTCCTGCCACTGGAGCTGATTGGGATGCGGCTCTGGCAGCAGGATGCGCTGAGTTTGACACCTCTCCGATCTTGTCTCATGCACAGCTTGGATTCGAGGGCTGGTACCGCCTGGCCAAGACTCTAGCCGACACTTCTTCTGGTGTCTCTGCTCGCTTCCGAGCAAATAATAAGAAGGAGTGGGCGAACGATCAGGACTTGTTCCTGAAGCTCATAGACTTTGTCGAGTGCCGCGTCATCTTGATGTTTATCCATGAGAGTGCGGTGGCCTCTTACACTCCAGAGGAGGTGGTTCGTTATGGCCTAAAGGACGTATTGCTCCTTACGGTCAAAGGCGAACCACACGCTCCCAGAAAAGTAAAGGAGGGCCGTTACCGCATGATCTGGGTTAGCTCACTTGTGGACTGTTTCGTTCAGAAACTCCTCCACAAGGCGCTCAATGCGCGCGACATCGACCACTATCAGTCTGGTCACCTGTCCCACTCCGCGGCTGGAATGGGCCACCACGACGAGGGCATACAGCACCTTTGTGCCGCTTTCGACCAGGTGTTTGGTGACGACGAGCAGTTGCTGACGTGCGACGCGTCGATGTGGGACTTCACCATGGACAAGCGCGCCCACCTGAATCACGCAAAGCGCAGGTGTCTTTCCTGCGAGAACGTAGAGGTGCGCAAGCTCATTATGGTGTTGGCCCACGTCAACTACAAGCATGTCTGTGAATGCAAAGGCGACATATGGCGCTGTAACAAGGAGGGCGTGAACACCTCCGGGCAGTCGTCAACCACCGCCGACAACACATTCACACGTCACAGCCAAGCTAAGGTCTGTGGCGCGAAGAGGTTTATTGGGAACGGAGACGACATGGTCGCCGACGTGGGCTTTGATCCCGAGGCTGCGGCAAAATTCGGAACCAAAAGTCGAGACGTCGTCATTAGCGATGCGCGCATCGTTCCCTTCACTTCGCATCACATTGACCGTGCAACGGCGACGGCAACATACGATCGCCCAGTAAAGTTGGCGTGGAACCTCCTTTCCAACTGCCACAGCAGTGATTTCGGCCTCAGGGTCGACGCGATGTTGTCGGTCATCCGCAACACACCAGATGCCCTGGAGAAGTTCAAGACTCACTTGGGTCGGTTCGCTCAGGGAACTGGAACCTGCAATAAGGATCTGCTGTGGGCTGTGTAAGACTGTTCCGTTGTCATTTCGGCAGCAGGCAGTAATGCCGGCGGGTTGGCGTCCGCCCCGATGTAGCCTTGAAAGATTCCCAATAAAAATCGCATAACGTGTGCTGCGTGCACACAATACTCTTGAGCGTTTACGCATAAAAATCGCATATTGTCATGGTAAGACGCTGGGGCCCTAAGGTTTCCGACGCTACTTTGACGGTTGGCGTTAAGCAGGGTGCGGGCACCACCGCCGTTGTTCCGTTTGGGGACACGGGCAGACCTAACCCCTCTAGACGCAAGCCGAAGAAGAAGCCGTCTGCTCAGAAGAGGCAGAGGAAGAGGTCTGGAACCAACATGGCCGTGTGGAACGCTTTTGCAGAGCCTCATTTACCACTGCCGCGTGCGGTGGCTCCTTACTCTGTTGTGCGCACCACTGCCATTTGGAACCCTCAATCTGACAATACACGCCGTTTTGCTTTGTTTGGGCCGACTATGAAGGAAGACGCTCGCTGGTCGAACACCTTTGCGTATTCGGCCAATACTCCTTTAACAAATGCTTTGAACAATGCCAACGGATTTGCACGGTGGTCTTTTGAGGGCATGGAATCCTTGTCGTGGGCCGCGTCTAGTGTCACCCCGGCTGCTTTTTCTATCCAGATTCTCAACCCCGAAGCCCTTCAGACTTCTAATGGTATGCTGTACATCGGGCGTTGCAAGAACAAGGTAAATATTAGCGCCGGCGACCTTGGTAATGATTTTCAATCTCTCTGTGACAACTTGGTGTCGTATTCTAACCCACGTATGTGTTCTGCCGGAAAGCTAGCATTGAGAGGTGTTCAGGTCGACGCTGTGCCTAACAACATGAGTCTCTTGGCTGATTTTACGACCCTATACCAGACAAGCAATGGTTCGTTCACTATGTCAGAAGGACTTGATGAGATACAGTGCGGCTTCAACCCTATTTTCCTGTACAACCCTAAAGCGGTTGACATACAGGTGCTCGTGTGCTGCGAGTGGCGTGTGCGGTTTGACCCGTCAAATCCTGCTTATGCTACCAGTCGTATGCACCGGCCAAGCAGTGACGCGTCGTGGGCTGAACACATTTCACGAGCTGTACAGATGGGCAGCGGTGTGGTCGACATTGTAGAGAACGTCGCACGTATGGGCCGCGCCGTCGGGGCGTTGTGAGTGTGCTTGCATGTCTTTAATTAATTTAGGCGACCAGGGCGCATGTATCATTTTGCT